TAAATTCTCCTCAGCTTTCACACTTGTATAACCATCATAGTAGGTAGCATTACTTCCTCTAGTAAAAGTAATTCTTGGGTCTAATGCTTTTGAGTTCGCAAAGTCTAAATTAAGAGATGGTCTAATAGAGTGTCTTGTAGGTGCTACATCGGTAATACCTTGTTGAATAGTGTCAAAGGAAGTTCCATTGTAAACCTTAACTGCATTAGCAGTTGTGTCATATACTAAATCTCCCTCATCATTATCTACTGATGGTTCACCTGCTTGTACTCTGTATCTCTCAGCAAAGTTATTAACATCAGATACATTGGTTGCAACTGTGTTTACATTAGCGATAGCTCCTGCAACTGTATTAACATTAGATATATCAGAAGCTACAGTTCCAATGTCAGCAGTATCGTTTGCAACAGTTGTTACATTAGAAGATATGCCTGCAACAGTTGTGATGTTAGCATCATTTCCTGCAACAGTATTAATGTTAGTATTGTTACCTGCTACAGTATTTACATTCGCAATATTGGTTGCAACTGTTCCTATATCTGTTCCATCATTTGCAACTGTAGTTACATCAGCATTTATTCCTGCTACTGTGTTGATGTTTGAACTGTTTGCATTTACAGCATTAATATTTGTTTCATTACCTGCTACTGCATTAATGTTAGTTGAATTACCTGCAACAGAATTTACGTTGGCTATATCTGTAGCAACAGTATTTACATTAGCTATGTCAGTACCAACTGTATTAACATTAGTTATATTGTTAGCAACAATTTCAATTTCTGAAGTTGCTTCGTTTAAATCATTTGCTACTGTTTCTACTTCAGAGATTGCTTCGTTTAAATCATCAGCAACTTTAATGACATCATTAATATTGGTAGCAACTGTATTAACTGAAGCTATGTTGGTAGCAACAGTAGTTACATTAGTATCATTGTTTGCAACTGTTGTAACATTAGAACTAATACCCGATACAGTATTGATGTTAGTTTGTTCAGCAGTAGTTGGTGTAGTTCTTCTCCATGAAGTTCCACCTAAATCATAAACTTTCATTACATTGTTGGTTGTGTCAAAATATAAAGCACCATCAATTAAAGCATTACCATCATTATCAACTGTTGGATCACTAGCTTTTGCACCTAAGTATCTGTCATCGAAATCATCATAACTTGCAGCAGCATTAGCTTCTGAAGTTGCAGCATTACTTTCTGATGTAGCTGCATTTGATTCTGAAGTTGCAGCAGCACTTGCAGAGTTAGCAGCATTAGTTGCACTTGTTGTTGCAGCAGCAGCGTCTACCAATAAAGACCACTTAGCACTATCTGCGTTTGTAGATATAGGAAGTGATCCAGATGAAGTGTGAGCAGTTAAGCAAATGTAAACATTATTATTAGAAGTATCTTTAATAATATCTCTAACAGCAAAAGCAGTTGATGCAGACCAGTTACCTCTAAAAGTTCCTAGCTCTTGCGTAACAACAAGTTCTCCAGCAGAATCAAAACCAAATACTTTGTTAGCTCTATCAGTATCACCAATAGTAAACTCGGTGTTGTTCATTGTGTTTGTTCTTGAAAGTTTAATACTTCGATCAACTTCTTCTTGAAGTTGTTGGATTGCCATCATCGATCTATCTAATCCTTCTTCGTGAGATTCAGCAGGGAATGGATCGTTAGCAATATAATCAATCGCTTGTGTTTGTGGTGATGCTCTTCTTATCACAACTGTTTCTGTAGCAGTTGGAATATTACCAGCTGTAAATACAATAGTTCCACCAGAAGCAGAACCTGCACCTGTAACTGTATAGTGAGTAGTTAAAGTTTTAACTGTTTCAGTTGCTGTGGCATCCCTAATAATAACTTGAATATCAGCGTCTGCAAATATCTTAAAAGTATAGTTGAAGGTATCGAGTGTACCATTACCTGCGTAGGAGTTCTTTACTGTAGTCGATGATATAGTCATATTAGTTCTCTATATATTAAATGTTGTAATTATCAATACCATATTATTGTGGTAATAATACATTTATTTCTTCTGTTTCATTTTCTGTTTTCCTTTTATAAAAACCATATTTTTCCTTTTGAGCAGCTTCTATACGTTCTCTAGTTTTAGGGTATTTTTTAAGCATTTCATAATATGTTTTATCTTTAAATGCTTTAAATATTTTTTTAATATATACTTCCTTACCACCATCAAAATCAACATCTCCTTCTTGTAGACTTTGATAATCATTAGAATCAAAAGTTTTTTGTAAATATTCTGTTAAATTTTTACCTTCTATTTTAACTTTACCTATATTTTCCATCATATAATCATAAGCAGATTGCTCACCTGTAAAATTATATTCTTTAGTTAAATCAACTTTTTTATATTTAATTTTTTGTGGTTCTCCAAGAGGTATTCTAAGTCTAGCAATTTCAAATGCTACAGGATTATCTTTAACATCTATTTTTCTACCTACTAAACTTGGTCCTTGAAACCAAAAAGAAAATGATGCTACGCCATCCGCATTTAAATATAAACTGCTAGGTGTTTTTTCTATAGGCTCACCTGTTAATATATCTCTTCTAGGTTCTAAATATTTTTCACCTAAACCAGACCTTGCTATAATTCTATCTAAAAATCCTCTTGTTTCGTATGCTTCTTTTTCTGGTTCTAATATTCCTGGTATACCTTGATTTCTTAAAGAAGCGTAAGGTATAGCATTTCCCACTACTCCACCAAAAAATTTAGAAAAACTATTTTCAGTAGGATTAGCAATAAGTTCCATAGCATCAGACAAACCTCTTAGATAAGTTTTATTAGATGCGTTTCTAAACACAGTTAATGCTGCTGAACTAAATAAATCTTCTTTTTGTTCATCATTAATATTAATTAAATTTTCTTTTAAGTCTGCAATAATTCCAAGTATATAAAAACGAGGATCCATTCTATTGTATTGTTTGTAAGTTATACTTCCATCTTTATTTTTTTGTGCGATAGAATAAGGTTGCCAACCCATTGATAGCCAAGTTTTTTTTACTTCAAAATTAGATGGTCCATTACCTGTTATTTTAGGATATAGTTTACCATCCTTATCTTCAATATCTTCTGTTGCTAAATGTAAACCATAACCTGCATAAGCCATACCCATCATTTGTCTACCTAAAACTTCAGCTCTTGCTCTTCGATCTCCACTATTCCATAAATCTCTATTTTGTTTTGTAAGTAAACCAAATCCAGGAATACGATTTCCAAAATGTCTCCAAAGATTTGTAGGTGTTCTTATAAAGGGAGCCATGAATCTAAATTCTGGTGAATTGTTTAAAAATGTTTGTATTTTACTACCCCAATCTAAATAAGAACCACCTTTTAAAGAATTAGTATAAGTTGCTTCCCTTGCATAATCTAAAGTTTTTTTATTAATAGCATTATCTTTTATATTTGCTGAACCATTTTTATCAAAACCTTCAGCAATAATTCTTTTAGTATTTTCTTTTCCTTCTTTAGAAAAAATAGATAAACCTCTCGTCATAGTATTATCTAAAGCATTAGTAACTAATCTACCTCTGTAATTTGATTGTTTTAAAAACTCATCTCCTGTCATTAACAATCTTGATGGTAATTCTAATACATTACCCACCCAATCTATTGCGGTTCCAACTGCTCCATCAAAACCTAAATTAGCACCACTAATAGGTCTTACTGCTTTACCACCTACAATTTGTAAGTTATCTTGGGTTCTAGCAAGAGGATCAAGTATTGCATCACCTTGTTTTAAAGCTAAAGATGTTGCTTTAATTATATCACCCATATGAGTTATCATTCCATAATATTGAGCTCCACCTAATACTATTGATCTTATATCTGCTCTCGCAATACCACCACCAATTTGTTCTATTGGTCTAATTAATGATTCATAAATACCAGATTTCATATTAATAACTTGTGTAAATACACCAGACAATAAAGAGTTTATATAAAGTGAGTTAAATGCTTCTATTGTTCTTTGGTATTTTGTTTTTGCAACAGAATTAATTACTTCTTCTAATGGTGCATCTTTAATTAAGTTTGCTATTGTTGTTGAGTCTCCTCTAAAGTTTTGAATAATATCTACCATTTTTTCTATATCTAAAACTTTACCTTCTGATCTAGCAACTTTTATTCTACCTGCTTGAGTCGTTCTAGCAGCACCTCTTATTTGATCTTTAAGAGCAACTACTGTTTTTCTAACTATCTCACTCTGTAAAGCCACTTCTTCTTTTGCTTTTTTAGTCCAAGCATTAGTATCTCTACCAAATTGTTTTACATATTTTTCAGATGTTTCTTTTAAAGTAAATGCAAGTTCTTGTAATATTTGTTTAGATGCTAACATTCTAACTGTAGCATTTTTAGCAGCTTCAGCATCTTTAGGTAATGCTTTTAAAACTTCTTCTTTATCTCTTGATAATATTTTTGCAAGTTCTTCTGCTGTTTCATTTTTTAATACATCATTTTCTAAATAATCTTTTGTTACATCATCAAATCTTTCAGACACATCATCTATTGTTTTTAAAACTTCAGCAGAATTTAAGAATGATTTAGTGTTTAATATTTTTTTAATAAAAGATTCAGTTTGTTTCTTAGCTTCTTTTTCACCAATATTTATTTTTTTAATATATTCTTTAGTATTGATAGCTTTATTATCTTCTACAATTTTAGTTAATACTTTTTTATTTTTTTTCTTTTTCTTTAATGAATCAATAGCTTCACCAGCTTCTTTATAAATTTTTTCTTTTTCTGCTATGTCTTTAGTTTTTTTAGCTTTTTTAAATGCTTTGATACCAAATAATATTTCAAGCGGTCCACCAATAAGCATACCCTCAAGTACGTTTTTTAGTCTACCTTCCATCTCAGTATCATCTTCATCTGTAGCCAAGTATTGAGTAACTGCATTATTTAATACTGGTGAATCAAATTCTACCAACATATCTGATAATCTTCCTTCGTTAGGATCAAAAACAGTAAGATCAGTTACAGCACCTGCTGTCATACCTCTTAATCCTGTTTTAACTATATTACCTCCTAGACCAACACCTTTTAAAATTTTAGATGGTCCTATAAATCCTGTTACAAATCTTGCTGCACCTTCAGTTAAATTTTCGCCAATACCTTCTGGTTTATGAAATACAGGTAAATTTCTTTTTTGTGAATAACCACCTTCTTTCCATTTTTTAGGAGAAACATATTTTGGTATTAAATCTTTAAATGTAAATTTACCATCTTGATCTCCAAACTCTAATCCACCTAATGAAACTATATTCTCATCTAAAAAATCACCTTGTTCTTCTACTGCATTAACAACACCTTGACCTGCTGATAAAGTTAAACTTCCTACTTTATTCCAAAAATTAAAATCTTCTTCATCTGGTTTAGTGATTATACCAGAATTAACTGGTTCTACTTTATTAATATTTTTTTTAGCTTCTTCAATAAATTGTAAAGCTTCTTCAGACAACTGTACATCTGCCATGATTATCCTTTTTGTCTTGATTTAAGAATTTTGATATAGTCGTTAAAAAATTTATTAACTTGAGGTTTACCTTCTTCGTCTACATAACCATTTAATCTAGCCATTGTTATTAAAATATTTTTTTTACTAGGATCAGTTTTATATTGATCATACAATTCAATAACATTA